TTTAACTGGTGTCTTTTCGTTCATGTGTTTAACCATCATGGCAAAGACATCCACTTTTTTTGTGTTTTTTTTAGCTTTTTTCATACTTCATTACCCCAAGCATCCCAACCATCAGCTTTTTGTCTAGCAAATAACTCTATTCTTGGAAGATCGCCACACAGCTCCACTATGCGATCTCTAACACAATCTGGTTTTCTTGAATGTTCTCTAATCTTATCTAAAACTACTTGGTGAACTGCTTTTGATACTCTCTTAGGTTTGCCTTTTGTGGCAAGTAAACAAATTTCATTGTTTGATCTTGTCCAACTTCCTAAACCCCAAAATAAACTATCAGCTTTTTTATTTTTCTTAATCCAACTAAATCCACAAGTAGAATATTTAAAACCCCAACTTTCAAGAACTTGAAATGATTTTTCTAATATTGGATAAGTAACCCAAAGAAATAATATACAATTATCATTTGATATTTGTGAAACAGGCAAAGAACAAATTTCATCTATAGTCATGCATTTATAATGCCTAGATTGATTTTTTTTTCCTGACGACCAATATTTCCAAGCTGGATCAGCATAAATAATGTTATATTTTTTGTTTGGTAGTGGTATTTCCATGTTATAAATCAGCTATGCTGGTGTAACTCATTGGTAGAGTACCTTCTTGGTAAGAAGGGAGTAGGATGTTCGATTCATCTCATCAGCACCAGAGCTTTAGAGAATTTTGTTCTGAGTTGAAATCACTCCCTATTGCAATGACACAGACTCGATGGGGGTGGTCAAATTCTAAAAATACTGAAAAATAAGGGTTTTTTTATGATTTATACTACAAAACCCTGGTATATATAGCATAACCTACCAAACACAAGATGTAGTGGTTATAAAAGCTCTAATTTATGGTGTGCTAAAAGTATTGAAAAATAAGGATTTATTTTTGTTGCATAATAGCCATTATGAGAACCACGACGACATACTATATCTAGTGTTTGAGTTTTCTCACGAGGACTTCTGTGCAACTATAGAGCTTTTTTGTAATCCTCTTAACAAACTCAACACTTTCTCTAACAATCCCATCAACAAACATGATTACTTTATAACTATATATCTCTAATTTCACTAAATATTCTGTACAATAAGTACAATTATAACTACTGCTACTGCTACTACAATGGTCTTACCCTTCTTATTAAGGTTATTCCATCTATCTGTTAGTTTTTGTATCATATCTATTATCCCTTCTACTTATCCCATTTAATAGAGAAGCTCTGGTCTTTCATGTTTCCTATCTCTAAACTCTGCCGGTCTCCATACTTCTTCGCAGCTAACTTACTAGCCATCCATTGTTTATGTTTAATGAATGTATCTATAGCTTTAACATTAGCCATATCCATCTTAGTCTCTCCTGATTTCTTTACTGCATCTTTAGCTACCTTGTCTACATCTGCCATAGAGTATTCAATACCATCTTCTTTTGCTTGACTGTATAATTCTCTTAAACCTGTTTTCTTATTTAACCATTGTCTCCATATCTCCCAAGATACATCAACTGTTTTTAATGCTTCTCTAATGGATTTACCTACTGCTAGTTCTTGTAAGACAGTATCTACTAGTTCTTTTGTATATTTTGTATGTGCTGCCATTTAATGTATTGTTTTGTTTGTATATCCTAATTCTGTAAAGCTCTTATGATCTTTGAATACTGTAATAAAATCTTGTGCTTGTTCGTTTGTATCAAAGTTTGCGAACCTGATTAATACTATTGGTTTACCTTCTTCATTAGCCAGGAAGATAGTCGTCATTAGGTCTGAGTCTGACAATTCTAGTGTAGATAGCTGAGTAAACTCTGTCGGTAATATGTTTTTTCCCTTTTGTTTTTGCTTTGATTTTTTCATGTAATTTCATTATGTAATCAGGATTAAGTTTCAGATAACTGCATATAGTCTTAAAATCCTCTGTACCTAACCATTCTCTAGCTTCTTTTATTATTTTCCATTCTGATATGTCAAAGTTTGGATGAGTAAGACCTACACTATCGCATAAACCTCTAACCAATGTGTTAAGCCAGAGTTGTTCCTCTGGTTTCATTGTTATAATTCCTTGAAATTTGTATGGATTTTTTCCATACCTATGGATCTTATTAAATAATATATATTAACTATTCAATAATCTAAATGGGCATAAATAGGCATATTTACATTCCCCAATGACTAATTAATAGATCAAGTGCATCTCTATATTGATCCATTCTTTTATGAGTAGCAGCTTTATTATCTATAATTACATCCCAGACCAATGATTGATGTTGTACTGTTGCCTTCATAGCTTCATTAAACTCTTGTTCATAATCTATTTTAAGGATGTTAAAGAACTCTGCACCATCTGGAATACCAGCTAATCTATTAAAGTTAAAGGTACAACTTTTCATTTTAGAACTAATTATCCCTAAATACTCTAGCTTTTGACCAGCTACATACCTGGTTGCATTTCTTTTAGCATCAGTTGGATCTAATTGATGCCTGGCATAATAGCTCTCATGGACTGAATTAATCTTTTTAGCAATGTGTTTATTACCAATAACCATTTCGGCCATATCTGGTAATCTATATATCTTACCATTTTCACGAACAAGAGCTTGGCCACCATAGTCTATCTCTTGGACTTGTGAGACTTCTTTTGGTTTAGTTCGTTGCTGTTTTTTTTTCTTCTTTTTTGCCAAAATAATCCTCTGCTTTTATTGATGTTCCATCTTTTTTATATATCCAGTCCATCATTCCCCAAGACTCTTTAGACATAAAAAATAAAAGATCATCTTTTTCTTCAACAAAGTTTGCAGTAATGCCATGTTTCTTTTTAAAACTATCAAGATTAAATACTTCTTCATCATTGTATCGTTCCTGAGATAACCAAGTGCTGAAGTGTGGTATATATATTTGGTTTTCAGTATTGCGACATAGCTCGTTAAACTTATCAATGATAACTTCTGCTTTTATAGTTTCTGGAAGAACTTTAAATCTATCATAAGCTCTTTTCTTACTACCTCGTCTGACCAACAACGCATCCCATATATTATTAAAAGAATTAGAAACAGATACAGAATCAAAATCAGAATCTTTGATAGAGGTTTGCTTCGCTTTTGCTAGACCACCTTTACGACCAGCTTCAGCTCTATGATTAATTTTTTCTACTGTTCTTCTATAATCTTCAAGTTGTCTTTCGTTATGCCATTTATTATCTATAAGTTTAAACTTCTCTATTAATACAGTATTAATATCTGTCTTTAATGATTCAACAGTATCTTGATTATTACTATAGACATTAACAATAGTACAAAGTTGTTCAAAATTATTAGGTAATCCATCACCATTCCTGACTCCAGCATGGCACATTAGTGTAATGTAAATGCCTTTTTGTTGATGCGTAAAGTGTGCTGTACCTGTTAAAAAATCTTGATAGTAAAAGTCAAAATATGGTAATTTCATTTTTTCAATCATCAAGCCACCCTTCTGTTCTTAAGATTTTTATATCTCTCGCTAACCCTGGGGTAAAATCTATGTATAGTTTTCTTTTTAAATTTTTTAAGTATCTCTGACAGTTGCTGCTGCTTTTGATACCTAACCCAAGCTGTATTTCTGTATAACTTGGTGAGAATTTCTGAGTGTTTTGGTAATGGTGTATAAACCTCAATATTTTTTTCTCTAAGTCTTTTAAGTCTTTCTGAGACTTCAGTAATTCTTGACAATTTTGGCAAAGGATCTCTAAAACCATTGACTCTCAATAGTTTTTGCCATATTTGTTCCTCAAAATTTACCCAAGTTGTTTTATTTTCCTTACATATTTCAACATATTTCTTATGTTGATCTAATATTAACAATAGTAATTTTTTTTCATAAATCAAATTATTCTTCATTTCTATAAAAATAAATTTTAATTATAATTTTTTTTTTAGTATTTTAATAGAGCTAATAATTGTAAACATTTTAGTTGATTTTATCAAATTAATGAAATAGTTTGTCATTTATGGCAAATATTCGTCTGACTACTTTTAAGATTTTTCATAGTCAAATCCTTTTAAACAAATGTTATCCCTCCGATGTAAATGTAAGGGTGGAGTATTTGCCATACTTAAAACATGGCACATACAGTTTATAAAAATATAGAAAATAAAAAGATACCTAGTGTTACTACAATATTAGGTCGTTTTAAAGACTCTGGTGCATTAATTAGATGGAGTAATGCAGAGGGTTTAAAAGGAAATAAATACGATGATGTAATGAAGAAGCACCAGGATATTGGTACTTCACTTCACGAGTTAGCTGAGATGCACATTCTCGATCAGTATTATGAACTTCCTAAAGATGAAACTCTTGTTTGCTTTAATAAATTTCTAACTTGGTGGGAAGAATCTGATTATAAAATTAATTGGACTGAGAAAAGTTTAACATCTGATCTTTATCAATATGGTGGTACAGCAGATGTACTAGTAAATGATGACACTATAATAGACTTTAAAACATCTAAAAATTTTTACCCAGACTATTTAGTTCAGGGTTCTGCATATATGCAACTTATTGAAGAAGTTGATAAAAGAAAAATTAAAAAATTTATACTAGCTAGATTCCCAAAATCAGGTGATAATTTTGAAATTAGGGAATTTAACAGAGAACAATTAGATCAAGCATTTGAATATTTTAAAACACTAAGAACAGCTTTCGATCAAAATAAAGAACTCAATAAAATAGTAAGGAGTAAAAAATGAATAGACAAAAACTTACCATGCAAGAATATAAAAAAGAGTGGTATCAAAAAAATAAAGAAAGAACTAAAGAGAAAAAAAAAGAAAATGCAAAAAAATGGTATCAGTTGAATAAAGAAAAAATATTAGAAAAACAAAGATTATATTATCTAAGCAATAAAGAAGCTATTGATAAAAGACAAAGAGAAAAATATTGGGAAAATCACACTAAATCATTAGAAAAAGGTAGAAGAAACTATCATAAACATAAACAAAGGTCTTTGGCATATCAGAGAAAATATAGAAATAAAAAATGGCAAGAAGATCCTTACTATAGATTAAAAACATTACTCAGAAGTAGAATAAATACAGCAGTAAGAGATGTTGCTAAATCAGAAAAGACACTAAATCTTTTAGGAGTAAATGATTTTGAAAATGTAAAAAAATATTTATCAAAAAAATTTAAAGATGGAATGTCTTGGGATAATTATGGTGAATGGCATATTGACCATATTGTTCCATGTGCAAGTTTTGATTTATCAAAAAAATCAGAGCAAAAAAAATGTTTTCATTATACAAACCTACAACCACTTTGGGCAAAAGATAATCTGTCAAAAGGTTGTAAATTATATTGGTAAGGAGAAGAAAAATGAGTGAAATAGAACAATGTCCTAAGACTATTGCTACTGCAATTCATGGCATCATGTCGGACATAAAAACACTACAAAAGGATAGCGATAATAAGTTTCAAAATTATAGCTATGTTGATGTAGATAGCTTTCTAAAGGCAATTAATCCTTTATGTGCAAAACATGGATTAAGTATCTTTATGAATGAAAAGGATTGCAAGATTATTGGTGACACAAAAAAATGGGTACACATTCTTTATGAATTTATTTTAGTACATAAAGATGGCGATACCTGGAGTGAAGGAATCAATAAAAATATGTTTGTGCAAATGAATGGTGGCCAATCATTAGGTGCTAGTCAATCATATTCATTAAAACAATTTATGAGGCAGCTATTCCTTATACCAACCGGTGATAAGGATGATTTAGATGGCCATGAACAAAACTTTCAACCAAAAAAAAAGGAGCATAGAGGATGAGTGATGACAAAGAATTTATTGATGGTTTTTTTGCAAAAGAACCAAAGAGAGATTTTATCAAGTGTTCAATATCAATAAAAAAAGATGACTTTACTAATTGGTATAAGAAACAACTTCAAAATAAAGAAGATGATTGGATTAATATTGATGTCAAAGAAGGTAAGTCTGGTAAATGGTACGCTTCCCTAAACACCTGGCGACCAGAAAAACCATCTGAACCTAAAAATAATGATGAATTAAAATCTTTAGGTGACTCAATCCCAGAGGACATTCCTTTTTAATGTTTGAATCTGTACTTCTCATAATAATAACTTTCCTATTGCTCATTAATCTTTTTATGGTTTGGGCGATAGGTTCAATCGTTAATCAAATTAAGGAGCAACAATGAAGAAAATAAACATATCACATATCGAAAAGCATTTGTTTAATGAAAATAAATATGGGTGGGATAGAAATCAATATCCCTTAGTTCAAATTAAAGATGTCAAAGTATTGGAGGTGTTGAATGCAAAACCACACGAAAGTCTGGCTAGAGTTCTTCAATATAAAAGACACAAGTGAGTGTTCTTGTGTTTATTGTGGTGGACAAGCAACTTCTTTACATCACTTAAAACCTCGTGGAATGGGTGGTTCAAAGTTTAAATCAAAAGATTATGTGGAAAATCTCGCCCCTCTGTAATGAACACCATGTCAAAGCTGAACACAATCCAAAATTTAATGCAGAAATTAAATGTTTGGTGCTTGATATGGTGAAAGAGAAAGTGAGGATTGATGGAAAGTTTTGATCCTAATAAAATTGCTGATGCAAAAATGACTGCCATAAAAGAATATAGGGCAGCTAAAAGAGAGAGAGATAGAACTGAAAGACTATTAGACTATCAACTCGATCAAACATTCATTCAACTTAAATTTAATGAATTAAAAATGTCTATTGAAGATCGTAAGGCAAGAGCAAGAACTGATGAAACTGTTATTACTTTGAGAGTGGAATTAGAAAAAGCTCAAGAAAACATGGATGATAAGTATGCAGAACTTGAGAGAGTCATCACTAAAATAGAGTTTATGTTAGATGCGAATGCAACTAATAGACAAGAGATGAGACTTGGATCTGTAGTAACATGAAATATCCCACAAGAAGAATTGGTCGATTATGGCAAGGCAAGGCTTCCATAAAAGATTATGAAATAGAAAAAGCCATTGAAAAAGGTGGCATGATTTTAAAGAGATTAGATAACAATGAGCAAATGTTCCTAGATGTCGATCAACTTAAATCAGCATTATTAACCAAAACATCAAGGAGTTTTCCACCAAGATTTAAAGGTGAGTCTGAATTTAGACTTTGTAATATATTTTGGAAATCGCAAGAGAATACAAACCAGGAGAAGTTATTATGAAAGATGTAGTAAAGTTATATAGCATCAAAGATTTTTACGATAAGTTTCCAGTAAAAAACTATAGAGCTTTTAAATACCAACTGAAAAAGTTACAAGAACAGAATCCGAAAGATCCTCTCTTGAAACAAGTTTTTTTTAATGAAAGTGATGTAAATAAATTGTTTGATAAGTTTAGGACACTAAAAAGCTAGTAAATTCAATGATTTTTAACCATAAATTGTTGTTGTATATTTTTGTTTTTTTTTGTAAATTTTAGTTATGTTAAATATTAAGGAGAGACTATGACTAAATTAGATAAAAAAAGTAGTTCTGAATTAAGAGAATATTGGGGTAAAAAAGCTAGTGATTTTCTTGTTGGTAAGAAAATTGTTGCAGTTTATTACCATAATAAAGAACAAAACGAAGAACTTTTTGGTGAAGATGATTATCAATCAAATATAAGAATAGTTTTTGATGATGGTCATTGGATTACTGCAAGTCAAGATGATGAAGGTAATGGAAGTGGTGTTATATTTACCACTTTTGATGATTGTGATAAAGATGTAAATTTAAGTGTAATTCCATCTATAGGATTGGATGAATAATGACTAAAATATATTTTCATATTAAACTTGTGGATGGTTCTACAAAAATACTAGACCAAGAGACTTACAATAAAATTAAAAAAGATGGTGTCTTGGTATTTACTCATATTAAACAATGGGTAATAAGGGAGGTTGCGTAATGATTGAATCCATAACTTTAGAAAATACAAATCATCTCTTTTTATGTTCTTGGAATGGAACAAATTGTGTTCAAATACATACAAAAGATACTTTAAAAAAGGAATATGAAGGTACAAACTTATTTGATGATAATGATTGGTATATTCCTAATTATGATGGTTTATATTCTATAAATGATGTAATGAATGAATTAATCAAAAATCAAGATACAACCTCTATAGTTAGTAAAAATAATATGACAATTCAATATATTAAAGAAAAAGAGGTTGCGTAATGTTCATTTGTGTTATTGAAGATACTCCAGAATTTAATAGAAGGATTATCAAGTCTTATATTCCTAGAAAAAAACACAATATTTGGATTTTAAGGCGACTTAGTCCATTATTTTTTCCATTTATTTAGCTTTACAGGGGGGTTTTAATAACCCCCTAGTGTCTTTCTATGGGGTTAATTTTTTAGTTATGCAAAATTTCTTAACAATCCTGATTGTATGTTTGAAGAATATAAATCTTTAAAGTTTTTTAATTGATTAATTCTATCAGATTCAGAATTATATTTATAAATTCTGTCAATACCATTTTCTTTTAATATTTGTATTGTTTCATTTGAAGTATTATAAGGAACAATAGCACCTTTAAACTCATTTATACCAACAGCTCTGTTTGGTTTTATTTCAAAATATTCTGTAGGAGCATTTGCTAATTTTTTGAAAAATTCTTTTGTCATTACTATAGTTTCTTCACTAGCATTAGGATAAAATTCTTCAAATGAACTATCTATTGAGTATTTTTTATCACTAAATATACTAATAAAATTATCTCCATAAGTGTCCATCGATGCTCTATCAGGGTGTTCTTCAGCTAGTCTTGTTATAATTTTATCTAAATCATCATAAAGTTCTGTTCTATTATCATTAAATTCTTGTGTGTTTACTATTTTATCTCTTGATGATTTTACTTCTTCAATATTTTTAAATTTACCTCTCATTGTAGAAGCTAAATTTCCTAGTGAAGTTGATCCAAATCCTTCTTCTTGACCAGACTTTGTACTCATAGCATTTAAAACATTATCTAAATTATGATCTTTATATTTCAACCTTCCCATAGGAGTTCTTCCAACTATAATCTTTTCTTGACCTTCAACACCTATCTTATTGGCTAAATTATTTTCCCATACTTTGTATTCATTATTTAATTCTGGTGTGAAAACTTCGTCTAATGCTCTTTTATATTCATATTTATCTTTATAATTTGTAAATTCTGGTAATAATCCTTTTTCTTTTAAAAATGTCATTTCAAGCATAGTCTTATCTAAATTAGTAATACCTTTTTCAATTATTTGATTATACAAATTTCCAGAATAAAATATGTCTTGGTTAGAGCCATCTTCAAATTTGTAATTACCTATTTCTTTAGCATCATATCTAATGTCATTCACATCAAAAGTGTCTGAAAAATATTTTATTATTTTATTCATTTCATCATCTGAATATAAAGTTCTGACTATTGGGTATCTTTGAGTATAAGCATCTCCTTTATAAACAAGGTTATCTCTTGATGGGTTCATCATTGAAGGATCGCCAATTAAAGTAATTTCTCCAAATTTCATTTCATCAATATTTTCTTTTGCTATTGCCAAACTAGGTTTTGGTATGCCACCTAATTTATTGTAATTCTGTATAGCACTTTCACCTGTATTATGAATAACAAACATTCCTTCACCTTCGGGATATTCGTTTTTATTTTCTTGAGATGTATATATATAATCTGAAAGTAATGAAGGTGGTAATTCTTTTGTTATATTACTAGAGTCTATATTTTCTGCTTCTGGAGTTGATAACAATCCACTAGGTTTATAACCTTCAGTAGTTATTAAAGGTTCTATGTTATTATTAGTTGGTAATGTAATATTCTTACCTAGCTCTCTGTTAAATTCTGCTTGTTTTTCAATATCATCAGCATCAGGAGCAAACACTTGACCTGATGGAGTATCTTTTAAGTTTAATGTTGGCGATCCCAATAACAAATTTAAACCTGAGCTAAGTAAACCTTTGTTATTAATAAAATTATCAATAATACTTTGAGAAACTCCTGGTTGTGATAAATATTGTGTTGCAGCAGTTCCTAGTAATCCTGAACTAATAATAGCTGGAGCTATATAAGGTGCTGCTAATAATCCTGGCATATAAATTTTCTTTCTATAAGGTTAATTCTTTAACTTCTAGTACACATTTGTTTAAAATTAATTGAAGTGTTCCTTCATTGCCATCTACATATTCACCATTCTCTAATGAGTAACTAGAATATAAAATAGTTTTATCTTTAGTCTTTTTATATAACCATCCTACAGAATAACAGATTGGCATAGATTTTTTTTCATAAGACTTTGCCTCTACCCAGCCAGAGTCACATAGACCACTATCGATCCATTTAACTATGACTAATTTGTTCATTATGTTTTCTTTTTATTCTTCTTTTTTTTCTTCTTTTTTGGTGGTCTGCCGACTTTTGATCCGTATGTTCCTTTTCCGTATGGCATTATTCTTCTCCTAATGATCCTAATTTAACTTGTTCTTGTTTTTCTAATTGATCTTTAAGTGATTGATTTTGTGACGAAGCATAATCAGCTTTTGCTTTTTGAAGTGCAATCACATCATCTACTGTTATCTTTAGTTTTTCTTCTCTAAGTTGAGCATTTTTTTCTGCCCAATTATCGAGTCTTTCATTTAGAAACTTAATATGGAAATCTTTTTCTTCGTTGTCTTTTTTGACTTCTCTTAGTTCTTTTTTAGTTTTGCGTAGCAATGCTTCTACTTCTTTGACTGTACTCATTTAGATACCCCTGACTTTTTTTCGTAAGTTCTTAATGCTCCCATACCTAAAAGTGCCATAACTAAAGGCATCAAAGTACCCATATCGAGTTCAGGTAAAGGTGCAGTCTCTAAACTAAATGTTGCAATAACAAACATTAAGAATTGTTTTAAAACATATTCCCAAAATATAGCTAATGCACATGACATACCTATTAATGGTCGCCATGATCTTTGCAACATACCTGATAAACCACCAGCTACTGACTTAGCATCAGCAAGGTTAATATCAGATTGTGCTTTGTTTATCTGTGCTTCAATTTCTTTTAATTTAATTTTAGCTTGTGCTTTTTCATCTTCAGAAGTGTGAAGTGAATCTATTATTCCACCAACATTTTTTACAAGATCGCCACCTAATAATTTGCTTAACATATCAAGTCTCCTCTATCATTTTTGCAAGTGGTTCATATCTCGAAGTCAAAGTCCTATAGAGCTTTGAATTTCTTAATTCTGAGGCCATCAATTTCCACTTTCCATCTTTCATTGCTTGTCGCATCTTGACGAATTGAAATAATTTAGGCTCTCCAATGTTATATGCACATTCAATTATAAAATCTTTTATTGTATGAGGAACTTCACAATCACCGATATATCGTTCTGCTGCATGAAGATAGACAAGAAAGTCTTTTTCAAACTGTTGTTCTAATACTTCTTTTGAATATTCAACTCCAGGTTCATAAGGATCACCATCGATACACTTATGTCCATACCCAATCGTCATAAAATCTTCTTTAATGGTTTCACCATTTGCTCCTTTATACTCTAGGAAGTACCCAGTTGCAGAGAAACCTTCTGAAATCTTAATCTTTTCTTTTACTTCTTCGTACATTCTAACTCCTTTAATCGTTCATAAGAAATTTCTGTAATGTCTTTTAATAAAACATGGATGTTACCAATATCTATTTCTGTTATTTCGCCTGGTTTAATATCTTCATATTCCTTTTTTGTAAGGCTCATATAAAGTTTGCCAGATTGATAAACTATTCTCATATTTTTTTATTCCACCTATTTCCTCTTTTAAGAACCATTGGTATAAGTTGAGGAACTCCATCAAGAATAATTAAAGTTCCAAGAACCGGTCTTTTGATGTTTACTCTTGAATATGCAAAAGCTAGGGAGTCTTTATCTATAAGACACCCAATAGTAGCACCCCATCTAAGAGCTTCAGGTGAACTAAAAAATTTAAGTTCATACCTAGAGTGGTAGTGAGACTGGATATATCCAGAATAATTTAATGCTTGTGCTGACTTTAAACAATCAGCATTCATATTATGCGTAAAATAATAACTACCAAATTTATCTTTGATAATTAATTTATCATGCCATTTCCATTTTTTAGGATTTACACCGAGTATATCAGCATAATCTTTTATGGCTTGTTTTGGAAACCCATAAGTTTTTCTTTTGCGATAAACCATTGATCCATGATTAGAATGCAATAAATCCATATTAGGAAATATTTTTTCTAATCTTTTTATATGTTTTTGTGCAAGTTCTAATTCTTTTGATGCACTTGGTAAATCTGGATCTGATTCATGGTACGACAAAGCTGAATAATCAATTTCATCGCCCAACATCACGACTCTATCAAATTTATATTTTTTATTTATTGCTTTTAAAAAAGATAAGTGGTCTTGATGTGCAAAAGGATAATGGGTGTCACTTATACAGAGTATATTTGACATCTTACTCCTTATATATCTGTCACCTCTTTTGTTGTGCAGAATGTAGTTAAATAAACATTAGGTAATTCCATATATTTACGAGCCAACTTCTCTGATGCCTCTCTGCATTCTTCTCTAGTATTGTAAGAGGTGTCATAAACAATACTAGATGCACAAGTTTTATCTAAAGGCAATGTGGGATTTTGCACACATAACCAAAAGATTAAAAAAATTTTCATATTTAATTTCCATTAAGGTACTTTTCAATCCATATAATCTTTTCTTTAATAACAGCTATATCTTGTTGCATTTCAGATATTACATCTGCTTTTTTTTCTACAGCTTCAAGACGACTACTCCACATTCCCCAAGTCATTGCTAGAGAAACAATAATAACTAAGTATGGTAATATGGTTTTTAAATCTATATTCATTTTGTTTTTGCTGACATTCCTGATAATGGGTTATTCAGAGCTTTATCTATATTTAATTGTAGTTCTTCTTCTATAATTTTAAGTTCATTTAAAACTTCTCTTGTGTCTGCTTTTTGTCTATCTTCCACATCATTAACAATTTCTGTAATATGTCTAATATCATTATTCATTTGACGCAAATCTGCTTTCATATCTGAACGCATATCTCTGGCCACATCTGATATTATAGTTATTTCCTGGAGTATCATTTCTACTTCTGATTTTAATACTGCAAGTTGTTCGTCATAATGAGAGAGGTCTGGACTTATATAGTTCGAAACAGCAGTTTTGAGTTCTAGATAATCGTCTATAAATTTATAAAGTGACCAACCACCACCAGATATTGTTCCGATTAATGATAGAATAATAAAAAATTTACCACCACTAAACTTCATACCTTGATATTCAATACTGGCCATTAATTAAATCCTCCATAGTTTGATTTTGTGCTGATTGAAATAAAAATCCAAACTGATCTTCTAAACTTTTATCAAGATATTCGTTTATATTATTGTCTTGAATTATTGATTGTGTATCAAAAAAACTTTTAGTATCACCTAATATTTGCATAACAATTAAAGTTTTAATTTGTGCTGCATCATCATATCTAGCTTTATCGTCAATCTTTTTAACTATTTTAGTAGCTGCTTTTTCTTTAGCAGAAGGTTCTTTTACAGGTTTTTCAGTTTCTTCCTGTTGTACTTCTTCTTGTTCGGTACTATCTTCTGCTTCCACAGAGGGTTCTTCAACAGTTTCGCTATTGGGTTCTGTTGTTTCTTCTTTTGGTTGTTCATTAGAAATTTCTTCTACTTCTGGTTCAGGTAATTCCATTTCCATTTCAATTTCTAATTCAAGTTCTAATTCTGTTTCAGCTTGTACTGTTACTATTTCAGGTTTAGGTAAATCTATTTCAAAATCTATTTCAAATTCTTGTATTTCTAATTCTACAGTTTCGTATGAAATCTCATCTGTTTCCGGTTCTATGGGAGTAAAATCAATTTCACCATCATCAAAACTAATATCGTTATATTCAAATACTTCTTCAACAAATTCTATTTCTGTAGGATCAAAAATGTTGAGGTAATAAATTTCTTCTAAGGTAGTTATGTGTTGTGTAACTATAGTATTTATTACATTGTAAAATACATCAACAGTAACATCATCAAATACTGGGCCAACAGCTAGGTTAATATCTCTACCACCTATTTCAATAGTAAGTTTATTTAAAACACCAGAAAAATCGAAACTCCCATTGTATGACTGATATCCACTAGAGACTCCAGTTTCAGACAAGACATCAGTTCCATTAAAGACTTGGTTTGATCCATTAAGACCTGTGATGTGCAAGTAAATTCTATCCTGAGCATCTTGTTTATCTACTTCTATTGAGTATTTAACTTCACCACCATTGTTTATTTGTAAATCAGAAATATCGACAGTTTGTATGAATGTCGTACCCATACCATCAACTCCCATGTTAGAAGTTGTGTTTCCACTTCCTGTAATCATGGCACACTTATCAGTACCTAATCCATAACAAGAATTGCCACTTGGCATTGACGCACTACCTTGACCACCCCAATCAATATCCATATCGCCTTCTTTAGAAGATGAAACATATCCATTAGATCCATCTAAAATATCGTTTGAGTTTTCGTTAGTGACAGTTTCAGTTGTGGTTGTGACAGTAGTAGTTGTTGTTGTAACTATTTCTGTACCTAAATCTTCTTCAGTTATTTCAACTTGTGTATCTTCAGTAATAGTAATACCAGGAGTACAAAGACCTTCATGGTCAATTAAACATTCTGCTTTAGAATATGAGGAGGCCAGTAGTAATAAGGAACAAAGTCTTATAAAGTGCAATATGACCGACATCGCTTAACTCTCCTTTTACAGGTTTACTTGCCTGTATATATTGTGTTTTATATCTACTGCCATCTGGAATCATAGAAGGGTTTTCACTCCAATATTGAGCAGCTTCATTTCCAATAAAACCATTTACAGGACAAGGTGTTGAAGAGTCCATCATGCTTGTCCAGACTCGAGGATCTTGACAAAGTAGAGCTACTGCTGCTACTTTCATTCCATAAGCATAAAGAGATCGACTAAGTTTGAGTTTTTGACACAGCTCATCATCTACTAAAATTCCTGTAGCAACACCTAGAACATTATTTTGGACACTTCCACCAACACCAACTTTACAAATATCTGAATTTGAGTTGGGAATTACTGGTGCATTTGCTGTAGAAGGTGATGAGTTAGTAACGACTGTACTTACAGTATTGGTTTCTGATTTAACCTCTGAACATATTAACAATGTCATTAAAAAGACAACTGCTATTAAACTAGGGTAAATTAAATGTTTCATTAATCTACTTTACTCATAGACCTAATAAATTCGACACCCTCTATGGTTTCTATTTGTGCTTCAACTTTTGCACAAGATACTCTTGCAGTATCTGATTGCATATTGCGTTCAATAATTCTTTTCTTTTCAAGACAATCTTTAACACCATCTGTTACAGTATGTTCAATCATAGTACCACCTGAGAATAAAATTAAAGCTATAATAACTTTAGTTACCATTGTTTCTTACTTTGTCTTTTAATCCTTCTATATCTTCTAATGCTTTTTCCATATCAGCTTGTAATCTCATAATGTTTACTTTGTTATGTGCCATGTTTTCTAAATCTTCTGAC